GGGCGGCGTCTATCTCCGCCTTCGTGTAGGTGTTGGCTATGGCCTGCGCGTTGGCCTGCTCCGCGGCCTCTGCCCTCGCCTGCTCCGTGTCGATCCTCCCGCCCAGGGCGGTGTCGGCGTCGGCGCGTGCGGTGGCCTCCGCCCCTATCTGCGCGGTGGCCCATCCGTAATTAACCACGGTGTACTCGGTGGGGTCGAACAGGGTGGGCATCCTGGAATAAAGGACGCTGTCGATGCTATACATGGGGATGTCGCCCGTGGCCTGGCCCAGGGTGAGCATCTTCTGGGTCGACCTCTTTACCCCGTAAACCTTGGTTGCGTTGCTTGTTATGCCCTCGGTGTGCTTGTCGAGCTTCCCATCCTGGAGGGCGGATATGTCCGCCTGCATGGCGGTGTCCGCGGTCTCCCTGGCGGTGGCCTCGTCTGCTATGTCCTGGCGCAGTACGCCCTCGGCCTCGGTGGCACGTGCTATCTCCTCCTGGAGGAGTTGCTTGGTCTCGTCGTCTATGTCCTTGGTCCATTCGGTGCCGTCCCATCTGTATATGGTGCTGTCTGCGGTGCAGTAAACTATCTTATGATAGCTGACCCCAGGGTCGGCGGTGGGGACCGCGTCGACCTCCTCCAGGCCGTCCGCGTAATGGTGGGCCTGTTGCATCTGGTTTAATCTCTCTGCGTTTATTAGGGTGCCCTGCTGGCTGGTCGTCTCGTCCTGCCATGCGACGGGCGTGTATTCCTGTGTCATTGTGTGGCCTCCTTTATGTCTGCCTCGATGATGTCCCTGACGAGCAGGGGGATCTCTGCGGCGAATGGAATGGAAATGAAATGATCCCGGGCCTGGGGTTGGGAGTGCCGGTGGGGATAATCGTGCTGGTAGACCGCGTAAGGCATGCGGTTCTCGATGGTCAGGCGCACATACCCGGGAGCGCTCTCGACCTTGTACGCGGTCGCACGTCTCAGGAATCCCTTGTCCACGGGTGTGATGGATGCGGCCTTCGCCTCGATCCTGGCGCCGTGCCTCATCATAAGATTCTCGACTGTCTGCGGATGATCCCGAACCATCCTCTGGATGGCTTCGGCCGCCTTGCCGAGCTGGTCGGACGATATTCCGGTCATGCTATTCTCACGACCTTATGGGTCGTCCTCGCCCATTGGTCGGTCGCCGTGACGACCTCCTTGATGATCGCTCCCTGCTCGTAGGGTTCCGGGAGGTCGATCATGTCCATCGCCTGCACGGGGCAGTCGGCAGGGACCACGGCCTCCACGGCCGAGTTAGTGATGACGTCCCCGACGGGATCGAGCGCCCGGACGGTCCTGATTGCGAGCCTGCACGGATACTCCACCCCGTCGTGATAGACGGGCTGTCCCGAGCGGTCCGCTCCGCCATAGCGGTAGATGGTGCATGTCTGGCGCAGGCTGTTCTGGATGACTGATGCGAGAGGACTGCTCAGCGCCATCTGCCCACCTTCCCGGAGCGGATGTGCTTGACAGCCCCGCCCCTGGCGAAGGCGAGGGCCTTGATCTGTTCCACCGCCGAGCTCTTGGCCAGCTCGCACATGCTGTGCACGTCGGTGGCCATCGAGATGTCCGGCAGGGACAGGCTGGAGGGCTTGACGCCCTTGAGGTCCAGGTACTGGCGCAGAAAGAAGACGGTCATGAGCGCCACGGCGGAGTCGGGTGCGGACACTCCGTACCCGGTCGCCCTGGTGTCGCACCAGTCCTGCGCCAGCTGGAGGTGTACTGCGAGATCCTCGTCAGGAACGACGTCCGAGCCGAGGCCCGACAGCGCGCGGACGGTCTGGAGGGAGGTCACGGTCTGACCCCCTTGTGTCCGGGACCGTCCAGAGGAGTATATCTCTGCTCGCTCCCATCCCAGGACGGGCAGTCCATCCATCCGCGAGCCTGGTTGTCATACGCTCCCGTTCCCACGGAGGCGGGCACGTCCAGCCATTGGAGCTGGTGCTCGCTGACACGGTTGCGGTTGATGACTGCGGTATCGAGGGTACGCTGATACTCGCGTGTCAGGACCTTCGCATTGGTGTGGGTGTTCAGGATCATATTCTCACGGACGGATGGGGTGGGGGATCTCCGTCCCCCGGCGGTGTTCAGGAGTTGACGACCTTGACGCAGGCGCCGAGGTTGTCCTGTTTCTTGGTCTCGACGGGTGCGACCACGCAGAAGCGGGAGACCACGGTGGGCTGTTCGGCGTATTTGGTCACGTTGTCGAACTCTCCGAGGGTCATGTCCTCCCTCATGATGATGTGGGGGGCGTGGCTCTTGTCCACGACGATGGCTCCGACGTTGGTGGCGGTGCCCCAATCGAGGCCGGATGCTCCAGAGACTCCGAGATCCATTCCTGCGAAGCGGAGGAGGGAGGCGTACTCGCCGACCTCCTGTGCCCTGTCGTTGTAGGCGGGGACAGCCATGGAGTTGAGGGCGTGGGCCTCGAACATGGGTGCGAGGAGTGCACCAGTCGCGCGGAAGCCATTTTTGCCAATCTGACCCCTTGCGAGGTTGAGGCCCTTGAGGGCGTCGGCGGTGGCCGCGCTGGTGGCGGTTCCGTATGCGTTGGCGAGGCAGACATCGACTGCCTTCTGCTCGAGTGCGATCTCCATGGTCGCTCCCATCTCGCGGATGGCGGCGGTCTTCACGTCGACGGATGCGTCGCGGAGGAGACCCTTGTCCAGGGTGCACATGACCTTGTACTCGTCGGGGACGGCGTTGACCTTTCCGATTCCCTGAGAGAGGTCGACTGCGTCTGCGTTGGGTGCGATGGTCTTGGCTCCCTTCCTTGCGGTAAAGAAGGGGATCTGCTCGGAGCCTCCGTTGATTCTCCAGACCTCCAGGATGTTCCTTGCGGAGGTGTAGGGCATTGCTCCCTCCATGATGGTGTCGGCGACCAGGATGTCGACGACTCCGCTACCCTTGATGGTAGATCCCGCAGGGCCGGAGGGGGAGAGGAAGTCCGCCTTGGTGTAGGTGGAGAACTCGAGAGCTCCGCGCTTGTTGGCCTTGAGTCCGACCATCTTGTCGGGCATGAATTTCATGAGGTTCTCTACCTCTTCCTTGGTAAAGTCGAGGTTTCCGTTGTCCACGGACATGATGGTCTTGAGAAGCTGGCTGGGGCTCGCCTTGGCGTACATGCCGACAGGGATGACGTTACCTGCGAAGTCACAGCTCTTGCTGATGTATTTTCCGTTTTCCATTTTCATAGCCTCCTTATGCAGTGAATACTCCGAGGGCGACCAGACCAGTCGCTCCGCCTGCGATGGGCTCCAGGGCGATTCCGAGAGCGGTGCCAGTGCTGTGGGCGACCACTCCGCCGAGGGTTCCTGCGGTAACTGCAGCTCCTGCGGTAATTGCGGTGGCTCCGTCTGCGTTGGCACACCTTGCCACTCCTACGACCCTAATCGCTCCCTCGGTGCCGGAGGGGATGTCGTAGAGTGCGACTCCGATGATTTTCTGGGTGGAAGCGGTCGCGGGTGCGACGGTGCCGTTGCTGTTGATCTGTACGGCCTGACCGCCGAGGATGTCGGCGGAGGCGGTCTTGGTCACTTCTGTTCCGAATGCCCCGTGCATGGTGTCGGGGATGTCGGGGAAGGCTGAGATTGCTGCCATATCTATGTCTCCTGTTATTGCGCCTCAATAGAGAGCGGTCCTTCCGCTCCCGTATAGGGTCAGGGTCTGGCGCTCGGTGCCCTGCTCCTTGTCTGCGCCCATCTTTCCTTTGAGTCCGCTGGGTGCGCTGTACTGTGCGATGCTGTTCTGGATGCCTGCGAGTTTATCGTCGAGGGCCTTGGAGAACTCCGCGAGCCTGTCGTCCAGCATCTTGGAGTAGGTGTCGATGGGGACTCCCCACGACCTCATACATCCCTCCAGCTGGCCGATAGCCCTGATGCGGTCCTCTCCTTCGGACGCCTTGATTGCCTCGATGAGCTCCTTGGTGTCCGGGATGATTGCCTCGACGAGTTTCTCGAGGATCTCTGCGAGGTCTCCGCCCTGGGGGACTTCGGTCTCGGTCTTCTCGACCTCGGTCTCCTTGGTCTCGACTTCGGTTTCCTTCTTCTCGTCGTCTGCCATATCTGATTCCTCCCTTCCGTAGGCTGGTATCCTGCACGTCTCACATGCTCCGTCCTCCACGAGGGCGAGCCCCGTGAAGATCAGGTCGGTCACGGTACCGTCCGAGTCCATGACGACCATGCACTCGGCGCTTACGTCCTTGATCCCGCCCTGCTCCCGTGCCATCTGCACGAGCTCAGAGCAGGCCCGGGACATGTCGGTCCTGTTGTGAAGTAAGACGTCCGCGATGACCGCGCCGTCGGTTGGAGAGTAAGCGGGGCTGATGACTGCGCCGACCTTCTCGGTCACGCTGCGGGGCGCCCCTCCCGCGTGTCTGGTCCAGACCGCATTGTCGTCCCATGCTCCGGCGCACCTCTGGAGGACCTCCTCCGTGAAGCGGGTGGTTATGCCGTGCATGTCGGTCCAGGTTCCCACGGCCATGACAGTCACGCCGTGGATGAGCAGGGAGCCGTCCTCGGTCGTCTCGAACGAGCTGAGGGTCTCCTGCTGGTTGTAGTAGGTTTTCGAGTATCCGTCGTACTTGCTCATATCGTGATGGCCTCCTGGTCGGGGAAATGGGGGATGCGACAGCATCTGCAATTGGGATGCCAGGGGAGAGCCATCGGCTCCTCGAGGCCGTAAACCTTGAGGGTGTATCCGTTGCCCCCGGTCGCCTGTCTGACGCAGTGCTCGCAGAGGCGGTCGTCATCCGTGGGGAATGAGAGGTAGCCGTCGCACCCGGCCGCATCGTAGCGTGCCTTGGCGACGACGTCGCAGATCCTCATCGTCTCGGTGCGGACGATGGTGCTGGCGTGCTTTACCTGATAATCTCCCGCCTCCTGGATCTCCCGGGCGGTCTTGTCCGCTCCCCATCCGTTCTGGTAACCCTCGGCCACCAGGCGGGTCACGTCCTTGAGGAGGTCGTTGCCGACCGAGCGGACGTTCTCGCGGATGTTCATGCGGAGCATCTCGACCTCCTCCCTCGGGATATGAACGTTGCCGAGCTTGATCCCGGTGTGGAGATTGTTGAGCACCCTGTCGCTGGTGCGGACGGTGGCCTCCTCCGCTCTGACCATCCAGTCGTCCGAGGCTTGTGCGAGGTCGTCAGAGAGAGATGCCCCGAGCCTGCGGAGGGTCTCCTCCCTCTCGGGACTGTCGCCGACCGCCACCCTCGCCATCGCCTCGGTGTACGCACGGATGACCTCTCTCTGCCTGGCGATCTCCTCCCGCTCTATCTTGCGGGTGCCGGAGGGGTCTCTGCGGTTAACGGGACTCCTGCTCATCCTGAGCTCCTCCCGTGATTCCTGCGATGTGGTGCATGACCGCATCCTTGAGGGTGTCCATCAGCTTGGACTGGTCGTACTCCCCGGCCTTGGGGTGCTTGCCCCAGAGCTCTGCCTGCTCCTCGACAGACAGGAGGTATTCGGGATCTGTCGGGTCGAGGCTCGTGATGATCTGAAGCAGTTGGGCCTTCTTCAGCTGTGCATCAGGGTCGGGATTGTTGAACATCAGCTGGACAGAGCCCTTGGGGATGCCGAGGTCGGGGAGAACGTAGATGTCGAGATAGCGGGCCTGCATCGTCTGGGCGATGATGTTCTGCTCGGCGGCGATGCGGTTGTAATACTTCGCCTGAGTGACCTTGGCGGTGGCCTCCGAGTTGTCGGCGAGGCCTGCCATGGAGCGGGGGACCTGCATGGCCACGGCGACGGCCTGGAGAGCGGTCTCCGCGTACGTCTGGACCTGTGTGACCCCCGACTGGTTGAGCGTGTTGATCTTGGCTCCGAGAGCGGTGCTCAGGATGGAGCCGGGAGCGAGGTCGGCCAGATCCCCCTCCAGGGAATCGGCGGGCGCCATCCCGTCGGTGTCCGTGAATTCCACATCGTAGGCGGGGTATCCCATGCGGAGGATCATCTCCGCGTTCGCCTTGCGGATGTTCTCGTAATCCACGATGGCGGTGTAGGCCTGCGCCAGCTCGCTCCTTCCTGTTCCGGGGGTGGCGGCGTTGGGGCGGAGTGCGAGGCTGATGACCTCGTGGGCACCCCAGGTCGTGAGGGTGGTGTTGTTGCTCCCCTTCTGCACGAAACCGTCCAGCCATCCGTCCTCGTCGGGGACGGGGAAGATGTTGTAGGAGCTGTGCGCCACGAGTGCGTGGCGGTTGCCGACGGTGCCGACCTCGGCGATGCCGAAACCGTACACCTTGGACTCCACGGCGAGCTTCTTGACCTCGGTCTCGAAGCTGACAGCCGTGAGGTACTCCCGGACCTTGGCGACCGCATCGGGATCGTCCCCGATGACCGCCCAGCCCTGAGCGAACAGGTCGTCCGTCTCGGTGTCGATGATGGAGCCCGCCACGGTGGTCTCGTAGATCTCGTTGAACTCCTTGTGGGCCTCGGCCTCCTTCGTGATGTCGATGATGTCCTTGCGGGAGGTGGTGTCGGTCTTGAGCCTGACGCGGATGGTGGCCCCCTTGATGCCCTTGGCGGGTTTCTCGTGCGCCGTGGGTACTGGTTTTGTAAAAAGGGCGGGCCACTTCATGAAGGTTTATGGCCCAGAGGGTTTAAAAGCGGGATTAGGGACGTCTTCCCTGCATCTTCCCGACGGCGATGATGACCCCGATCAGTCCCACGGCACCGACCGCGAGATAGATGAGGTCGTGGTTTGCCGGAGCGGGGACAGGCTCCTGCGGAGGGATCTCTGACGATGCGCGGAGCATCAGGTCGTGAGTGACTATCTTGTCCATCGGGTACTCGTACCCCGTGAGGATGTCCCTCCAATGGGGTGTCGTGGCCATTGTGCCGTTGAGCGCATGACGGAGATCCTGTCCCTCGGTAACGACCAGGGTGGTCACGAGCGTCCCGCTTTCCGAGTACAGCCAGAGGACCGCATGGGTCTCCCCGGGATCTGCATCCGCATCCCCGACCGGGATAATGGCGAACCCGGCCAGGGCGATTAGTGTGAAGAATATGGTCCTGCATCTCATGGATTCAGGACCTCAATCTCCAGATTTATGGATTGCGGATGCGGACATCGACGTGGATGTTCTGATTGTCCAGGATGTACTTGGGCGGGTCGAGGCATGCGGTAACCGTGCTGGTAAAGTGCGAATCGCCGCGCACCATGTTGACCGCGACCACGGCGGTCGTTATCGGAGCGATGCTCGTCCAGGTGCCTCCGTCCGCAGGGAATACGGCCAGGAGGTGCAGGTATCCCGCCCCGTCCGCCACCATGCGGATGTAGTTGGCATCGGTCTGTCCTATCGCGGTGTTGTTGCTTCTCAGGAGGATGGTGCCCTGGATGCCCTCGATCTCGGCATCCGTGGGAAGCTGGTTCTCCCTGCCGTCGTCCGGCTTTCCGAAGATGTACACCGTCTTGGGGAGCAGACTCGCATCATTGGCGACCGTTCCCTCCACGAGGCCCATGCTCTGCGCGACCCCGCTCCTGTCCTGCGTGCGGATGTTGTCGAGCTTCACGGTGGTCGCTCCGTCTCCGAGCTCGACCTCCGTGGGGATGACGATTCCCTGTGCCCGGTACTCGGGGACGTCCAGCTCGATGGGGAGTCCGCCGATCCCGCCGCCAGCGAGATCCCAGATCCCGGGACGGTATCCCGCCAGGGCGACCGTTCCCTCGATGACATTGGTGTGGAGCTTCTTGATTGCACCGCCCGCCCTGTGCGCCATCATGTCGTGGGTACCCAGGGTGTTGTCCACGACCACGGACGACAGGGGGGTCTGGAGGATCTCTATCAGGGAGCCGTCCGTCAGACCGTCATCGGACTCCAAAGCCAGGGGCAGGCCCGAGGTCAGGGCATTCTCCGCGATGTATGCGACCGTGGCGTTCTCTGATGCCCAATGCGCCGTAAGCTGATGGGACAGGATTATCTTCTCCCCATTGGCTGTCGGGTCGGTGCTGATGCTCAGGACAGGGGTCTCGTCGGTCGTGTGCTCGGGAAGGAGCGAGATCCGTCCCGAGTCCTGGAGCGTGTCCCTGATCCCGTATCCCCGGGTGTCTATCAATCCGTGGATGGCCGTGAGATAGTCGGTCGTGACCACGGTGTAGAACGTGACCATCCCGAGGTCTGCCGCACCCATGTCCGGGAGCAGACCCGCCGCCTCTATCAGCTCGCGGACGATGTCGGCCAATGGCGCCTTATCCGCTATGTAGTAGTCCGCGAGAATCCCGACCCCCGCGTCCTCGGTGGAGAGGTAGGTCCCCGAGGGTCCCGCGGGTATGCTCGCCTTGGCTATCTGCACGGTCGTGCCGGATATGGTGGCGAGGCTCGGGTCGATGCTGGCGCCCTGGTGCGTGAACACGACCCCGAGCTCGGTCTTGGCGCTCTCGGTGTACTCGCTCCAGGAGGCTCCGTCCGTGCTTCTGTAATAGGTGCCCGAGACGGTGTGGTTGCTGGTGCTCCTGTCCGCGCCCCAGAGTATCTCGCTGATTGTGAGGATGTAGTCGGCCCTGGTCACGGCGGCGGTCAGCTTGATCCCTATGTAGGTATTGGCGGGATCTCCGATTGTCACGGGGTTATTGAGCGTGACGTCGATGACGTGGCCGTTGTTCTCTCCCCTGATGAGACGGGAAGACGGCGAGAGAGGCACGGTCGACCCCACCGCCGTCGTGGCGGTCCCTGTGGCTCTCTGGACGAATGTCGCACCCTGTCTCTCGAAGACGTACACAGTGGCCGTCATCGTGACCAGCAGGATGGCCGTCCCTGACTGTGGGACTCCTCTGGTGTACCCGCTTACCTGACCCGAGACCTTGGCCTGGATGCGGGAGATCACATCTCCCGATCCTGGGGAGATCCCTCCTGTGCTTGGCAGGGGGTGGATGATGATGTCGGATGTGTTCTCCCGGTTGGTGCTCAATTCAGAGAGTGCATTGATGTCGATGCGGTTAATCGCATCTATGCCCGTGATTACTCCGAGGGGCACACCCATCTGATACACCCACGTGTCCCCGCTCTCGGAGCGTGCGGTGGATTGGACTCCCTGCTCCTGGCCTGCATGGGACAGATACTGTCCCGTGGTCTGGTAGAGGTCCATCAGCCTGTCGTAGGCCGTGACCGTGACCGCCTCCCCGCTCTCGATCTGGAAGATGCGACCCCTGAATACGGGCACCAGGCTGTTGCTCTCGGCGTCCCTGTACTCGACGGTCAGCTCCATTCCCCTCTCGATGGGGCGGGCGGTGCCGTCGCTCCACCTCTTGAATTGTCCGAGGATGTTGTCGCCCCCTTCTCCGAGGGCGAATTGCACGACCGCCCTGCTCGGTGCCGACCTCGTCAGACGTACCCGGGGGGTGCCGATGGTCGGGACTCCGCCCAATCCGTCGGCGATAAGGTATGCACCGCCGGGCGCATAGATGGCACACCGCCAGGGGCAGGAGGGATCTGCCGGGAGCGTCACAGGAGCGATGTCCACGGATAGGTCCTCGGTGGTCACGACATTGGTCAACAGATTGTAATGGGTCTTCGTGATGCGTCTGTATCCGCTCGGGAGCTCCGCGTTCCCGCTGGGATTCTTCTGGTCGGAATCCCATTCCATCCAGGGCGGGAGGCCTTTGGTCCCCATGAACAGCGACCCCGCGGTTATGCCGTAGTGATCCCCTACATCGAGGTTCGTTACCATCAGTACCACGTCCCCGTGTCCACCAGGGTCTCCGCCTGGCGCGCGGTGCTCTCATGCTGGACGTTGATTGTGGTGTTGTGGTTGTTGTTGGTGGTGGCGGAGTACATGTACCCAGCGACCGCTCCCGCCGCCAGAGATGCGCCTCCGACGATCAGGGCGCCCTTGGCGGGGTTCTCGGCTATGCTGGCGAAGGTGCTGACGATGGCGGTGGTCTTGAGCACGCTGTTCAATGATTGGAACAGCGTGACCACACCCTTGACGGCCTGGGCCGTGCCGACCATAAGCTGGACTCCGGCGGTCAGTTTCTGCATCTTCTCGGCGGTCTCCTCGTCCACGAGGCCCAGGGTTCTCACGGAGCTCGTGACTGCGGACAGGCCCGACTGCACGGCATGCAGTGCGGACAGGGTCTCCACGCTCTTGAGGATCGTGGCGGTCTGGTCCTGATTGAGGGCCTGGACCTTGGCGCTGGCCTTGGCCGATTGGCTGGCGACCTCCTCGGCGGTCCTGTTGTACTGCTGGCTGGCGCGCTCCGTGTTCTCGATGTTGCGCCTCGCACCCTCCAGCGGCTTGGAGATCTCGTCGACCGCCCTGAATGTATAGACCACTTCATTCTCTGCCATACGCTCCGCCTCCCGAGATCATGCGCAGACCCGCATCGCTGTCGTCCACATGGGCATGCCTCTCTATCATCTGCCCCATCAGCACGCCGCCGGCGACGGCCGTGGCGCCCACGGCGAGAGCGCCAGGCCCCCACTTGGCGATGTTTGCCGCACCCCATGCCGCCCGGGCGGTGTTGTATGCCTGCTTGGCGCTGATGAGTCCCTTGATGACCTGTGCAGATCCCCCGATGAGCTGGAACGCGGCCGCCGTGGTACGCAGGGCGCCCAGATCGATCCCGAGAGCATGGAAGGATGTATTGACGCTGTTGAGCTGACCCGCCAGGGAGTTGAGGTCGCTCATTGCTGACCCTCCGCTATCGTTACCTGGAGCACATGATAGGCCGTCCCGACGCTGGTCTTGTCATAGACGACCGACTCGACGTATCCCTTGATTGCACAGGAGCCGTTTATCCCGATGATCTGGAAGGGCATCTCCGCCCAGAGGTAGATGTCACGGAGATGCTTCTGCTCGTCAGCGTGTCCCCTCTGGATGCGGACGGTCATCGAGAGATAGCGGACCGCGTTGCTCAGCTTCCTCGCATACGCTCTCCCGCATCCCTCCGGCTTTATGTCCTGGAGGGTGGCGCTGGCATTGTATACGCCCGTGTCGTCGATGATGATCCCGGCGCCGTCGGTCTCGGTTATCATGTAGGTCTGGGGGAATCCGTCGGCGGTCTCGGTGGCCTTG